ATAATATATCTCCAACAAAGTTAATACCTTGTTGTAGTTTTGTTAATTCTCTTTTAGGTTGTTGTGCAGTATAGTCAGTAATTTCTTCAGGCACTTCTGAACCATACTGTGGAGTAGGCATAGCATCTTCTGTTCCAGTAGATTGAAACTGACTTTTAGCATACTCTAATACCTGTTCTTGAGTAGCACCTTCTGGAGCAGTGATTTTAAAACGCTCACCTGTTGGAGATGTTATTTGAAACTCTGGCATTTTAATCCTTAATTAATTTTTTCTATTTTCCAATCATCTGTTAACTTTTTCTTACTAATATCTTTTCCTCCAGTTTTTGGGATATCAAAGCCAAATATATTTACTGGTGGGTTTTCAACTGTTGCTTTTTCTAATATACTTAATACAGCTTTATCAAAAGATATCTTTTCTTTTTTCATTTTATCTAATGCTTGAGCTGCAATTACAGAGGCTTCAGAATCATCTACTTTTACTCCAGCAAATTCTTTTGCTATTTTTTTAGTCATATCTACATTTGGTTTTGTAGGAGCAGATGGAGTAAATGATGTTGATTTAGTTTCTTTTGGTAAAGGTTTATAGTCAGGTATAGTTTGACCTTTTGCATCAAGAACAGGATATTTTGGGTCTTTAGGAAAATACACCAACCCATATCTTTCATCTTGTTGAGGAGTTCCATATAATTCTGTAAACTTTTGAGGTTCTATTACAGTGTTATCAGCAACAACTTCACCTGTAATATTTTTTATAAGTTTACTACCTTTTCTAATAGGAGTTACTTTTTCTAGTTCTGTAAATAAACCTTCTGGATTATTAAGAGCCATAGATTCATATAAAGGATTACCTTTAACTCTAGGGTCATTAAGAAGTTGTTCAGTCATTTTTCGTTTTTGGTCAGCAAGAGTTTGTTCTCTTTCAATATCTCTAAACTTGGCTTTCATAAGCACATCTTTTTCTAAATTAGAAAATGGTGCTTGTGCAGATTCCATACCCTGTAAATAACCTTTAGCTAAATAAGGAATAGGAGAACCATAATTTTGGTTTTTAGGTTGAGCAAGATATCCTACAGCAGTACCTAATAAACCTTGAAACAAAGATTGTTGTTGTGCTTGTTTTAATTGGTCTGGTGTAATTAAACCTTCCAAATAAGTAGGTGTTCTTGCACCAAAGATGTTAGTACCTGATGGTATAAAGTCTTCTAATTTAATTGCCATGTCTTTTCCTTATGCGAATCTTGGTTTAAATGTTCTTGAAGGCATATTAATAGCTAATGGTTCTCCAACATTAGGTTGCTTTGGAGGTCTAATTTGTGCCATTTGTGTTTCTACTGCAGCTCTTTCTTCTGGAGTTACGCTATTTAGTCCAGCTTGTGCTAATCCAATTTGGTCTGTAGGACTCATACCAGCTATACCTTCATATGCTGTATCTAGTAAACTTGAAGATGGCTCATATCCACCACCACTCATTTGTGCATTGGCTATTGGAGTAAAGTCTGGTCTTAATAAATTTTGTTGCATAACAGCATCATAACCACCACCACCTTGTGCAATATCATCCAAACCAAATGGTTGTGTTGTTCCTAAATTTTGAGATTGCATCATACTCGTAGCACCAGTATATGGGTCAGGCACAATAGATGTCATTGGACCAGCCATAGGATTAGCACTATTAGTTAATAAAGATGGAGTAAACTCTGGAGTCACTGCAGAACCAATAGCTGGTTCTACTGCAGACGGAGTTACTGACGAGCCTAAATTAAATAAACCACCTTCTGCAAAACCAGAACCAAATCCTTCAGCACCACCAAATGCCCCACCAGTTACTCCACCTAATAATGCACCTGTTAATGGATCTCGTCCTGTAGCTAAAGATGTTACTGCACCTATACCTGCACCTATTAGTACTGGAGCACCCATTACTTACCTCCAGACTGGCTTGTTGTGGTAACAGAACCCATAGGAGCACCGTATGCAGCAGATAAGAAGTTTTGTAGTTTAGTGTATGGAAGATTTTGTTCAAACTCAAATCTAGCAATATCAGATTCAAGAGCTTGTCTTTGGTAATCTTCTGCTGTTTGACCAACATTGAGTAACTGTTGAATGTCTGCATAATCAGCTTGTGCTAATTGTGGTGCGTTCATAATTGCTCTTTCTTGAGCAGCTCTTTCAGCACCATAGTTTTGATACATTAATTCACCAGCTTTGTTGGTCAGTGTATCTGCAAGGTTTTTAGATGCACGAGATTGTAACTCACCCATAGCACCTGATCCATAACGACCAGCTTTAGATGCTTGAGATGCAATACTTCCTAACGCATCTTGGAATTGTGTAGTAGCAACCCCTGCTGCACCTTGTAGTGCATTAGCAAAGTATGGATTTAAACCTAAATTCTGACCTTGTATTGTAGCCAAGTTAGCTTGTTGAGCTGCTGGTACTAATGGATTACCAGCCATTGCTCTATTTTGTGCAGCCTGTAATGCAGACTGTGTTTGTTGACTTGGATCAATATAGGTTTGATATGGATAGTAAGATGGAGTATCTGATTGGTAAAGTGATTTAGCCTCATTTAATCCATAGGTTATAAACGGTCTTAAAATTGGGTCAATTCGTTGTTGAGTTGTGGATGAACCACCACCACCGCCTTTAAATAATTGTCTTCCCATTTTGCCATTGTCGATAGATTGATTTCCATCAAACTCTGCAAAATATTCTGTTCCATGATAACGACTCATAATTTATACTCCATTAATGTATATTTAGGTTTAAGTTTTAATTGTTGATATAATCTTACTAATGAATCTTTTGATGTTGATCCCTGAATTACAGTACCGCCATTAGATTTAACCCATGACTGTACTTGATCCCAAGTTCTTATTACACCATTGCCGCCAAGATATGTAATGTAAAATACTCTTTCATTTGGATATATTGTCCATTGACCTGTAATTGCTCCATGACATTTTTGTTCTTCATCTAATATAATAAATAGAACGCAACTGCCATATGCTGCATATTGTTTTAATTGGTCTATGGTAAACTCACCACTTCCAGTATCTATAGCATTTTGTAAATAAGGTTCAGCAAGATGCCAAAATTGATGGATATGTGTTGTAGGAACTACAAAAAGATTTCTTGTCATAGTATAAATTAATGTAAAATATACACTATCCGATTATAACATACCCATATGTTTTATTCGATGTATTGTTAGCAAAGTGGCTTACTGTAGCCTGTCCTGTTTGTTGTGCAGATACATAAACATTGTCCATACTAAACGGTGCAATGTATGTAATATTAATTTGTGCAGATGGTATTGCAGGTCTTGTGTAGGGTGTTGTCGTTGTAGCAGTAAAATGCTCTAAAGAAACATCACTAGAGGATGTTGCTCCTGCTATTTCAATATAATCACCTGCATTTAAATCTAACACATGACTTGCAGTTCCAGTTAAATGAGATGGGTCACCAGTAGACTTTCTTGCAGGCAAACCAAATCTTTTTCCAGAGTCAGAAATATCACTGCCATTGACTCTAAACCATACATCTGCATATTCTGCATCGTTATTAGCATTTGCTAATTGTAAAGAAAATAATGCTTTATATATGCCATCGTTTCTAACATATATTCTTGATGTATTGACTCCATCTAAATACATTCCATTTAATTCATGTTCTGTAGTCCATTCAACAACTGCTGTATTACCTGAACTTGGTGCTAACTGATCTGTGTTTTTAGTAAACTCACCATAAGGTGCTGTAGAAGTTTCTGCTGCATCACTAAATGGAACTAATAATATTTTAGAGTCTGTAGAGATACGCTCATTATAGATAGTTGTAGTGGTTGCCCAACTTGTAGCTAAATCAAATGTACCTGTATTATTTGTTTTACCATCTAGTATTTTATTAACAACCTCTGAAATGTCACGAGGACTAGAATTGTTTTGTGGTAACCTACGAAACTGCATTATCTACCACCTTGAGGCTTTACTTCTACATCTACTGCTAATGCCTGTGTCCAGTTTCCTGTTGGGATTACTTTAATACGATGGTATCGACCAGCACTTCTTACACTAACCCTATCTTCATCATCAGATGATACTGTGCTACCAAACTGCACATTTTCGCCTTGTATTCTACGAGATGCTATCTGTATGTTTGCAGTGCCGTCTTGTATTTGAGGTCTTACTAAAGTAATGACAGAATTATATCCAACTTCTATGTCTGGAGTAATTAATTCAGCACTTGTGTTTTGACCTGTAAATGTCACTAGCTTATCTGCTCTCAATCCTGCAAATAAGAATTTACCACCAACAAATACCCTATCGTCAAGAGAGATAGTCATAGCATCTAAACTTGGATATAAAGTGTCTAGGTCATCTAGTCCTGTAGTTAATGTAGCAATAGTTCCAATGGTATCAGCAATAGTAATACCTCTTGACCATTTTTGTAATTGCCAGTTGTAAATAAGTAATGCTCTATTACCAGAAGTGTTTTTATAATTCCATATCACCAAGTTTTTAATAGGGTCTACGGCAGTAGATATAGTTTCAAGATCAGACAAAGATACATCATCAAAAAAGAATCTGTCTACTTTTTCTGTACCTATACCTACAACACTTTGACCATCACATGAATAGAATCCATCGTCTGCAAGGAAGTATGTAGTTGCACCATACTGTGCAATAGAACTACCTTCTAAACATCCTAGACCTCTTGATATAGCATCAAACTGAAAGAATAATGGTGAACCTACATAGGTCATTCGGTAGATTGCTTTTTCTAAAAATACTAAACCAAACTCTCCACCAGAAATGCCAACTAAATCTCCACCATCTGGCAAGATTTGGTAGTCTGCTTGAGATGTTGTACCAGAAGTCCAATTAGTTTCATCGTTAATATCAGACCAAGCTATTTTGTTATTAACACCACCGATATGTGTGCCAACAACAAAGTCTTTAACAACTGCTAGATAGGTTGCTATAGGTGCATCTGCTGACACATCTGCAAACGCTGTAGATGTTCCTAAAGTCCATGCTTGGATTTTGGAGTTACCATTTGCTCCTAATATAACGCTACCATACTGAATAAATTGCCATGTATGAGATGAAGTATATCCGCCAGATTTAGAAACATCGTCCAAATCTAATGAAGCACTATCTAATTGAAACAATTTAGTTGTACCGCCTGCAAATACATTGATATCATCACCAAACTTACCAACGATAAAGTTATTTAGGTTTTCACTTGCAGCATTAGAATACTCATCTGCTGTTGGAAAAGGGGCATAACCAACTGCTGCTGGAAACACATTTTTAGCATCAATTAATGTAGCTGTATCTGGCTGGTCAGGAGTCCATTCTTGAAATTGTATGCGTTGTGATGGCATTTAAAATCCTATTGCAAGATATGTAACTTGTGTATTACTTAACCCATCTGCTCTATTAAAATCAAATCCTGTTTTTGACATTGCAATTCCAGTTGAGTCGTTTCTATAATCGGTTGTTACAAAGAAACAAGATGTGCTAAATGCTGTGTGAAATGTTACAGTTTGCTCACCATCTGTTGTAGAATTAAAATATCCATAAATAATTGAAATAGGATGATTTGTAAATGTAATCTTACCTAGATCATAACTATATGCAGTTCCTGTACCGTCACCAACATCTGTTGCTACAAAAGTTGTTCCAACATCATTATCAGCTGCACCAATTTCTGTAAAATCTGTAGTTCCTACTGTAACAATCTCATAAGTATCTCCTACTACAAATGATCCAGCAGTTATTGTTTTATATGTAAAATTTAATTGTGCAGGAATTGCTGTGCTTGCCCATGTTGTTCCGTCTGATGTTAATACATTTCCAGAATCACTAGGAGCAACTTCTAAAGGTGCTGATGTACCATTTCCTAATAATACGCTATTTGAAGTTAATGTATTTGCACCTATACCGCCATGATCCACAGGCAATATTCCAGAAATGTCTGAAGCAGCATCAACAAAGTTTGCAATAACTGCTGTTCCTGTGTCAACTACTGGACTAATATCAGAAGCACCAGTTTGTTCGTATGTAAATGTTGTAGATGATGGAACTGTATCTATTGTAAATGTTCCATTAAATCCTGTGTATGTGTCAGCAGTAACTGTGACTGTATCATTCACTGCAAAACCATGTGCAGCATCTGTTGTAATAGTAGATATTTCTGATGATCTAGCAACAGACCCAATATCTCGTGATAATGTTTTACCATGACCACCTTGTACTGTAGTAAATACTGTAGTAATTCCAGATAAAGATGTAATGTCAGAGTTAGCACCAGATTTTGCAACACTTAAATTAGTTCTAGCATCTGTTGCATTTTCAGCCCCTGTTCCACCAGAAGCAATCGCAATAGCTTGACCAGTTTTATTACCTGCTTGCAAATCTTTAAGATGTGCCATAATTTCTCGCAAGGCATTATTAATGTTACTAGGGGCACACCCTTCTGAAATATTAATAGTGTTTATGTCACTATTATTTCCTGCGGTTGCATCATATTGACTAATTTGCTCTTTTGCCATGTTTTATCCTTGTCTTAACCATGTGTTGTCTGTTGGAAGTTGTGTTGTCCAAATGTTTGTTCCTTCAGATGAAGTTGTCCATACTCCTCCACCATCAGGCACTGTTGCCCATTCTTCACCTAATTTATAAGGCAAAGATGTTACTGTTGCAGTTGTTTGTATTAATCCATTAACAGAGTATGTAACAGATGTTGCAGGCGTTACTAATGCTACTCCATTACAAGTTACAAATGTTTCAAACACAGCACCACCAAGCCCTGTAGCAGATGCTGTTGCATTAATATCACCTGTAGCGTGTTGCACTCTATACCCAAGAGCAGTAACAGAGGTATTGCTAAATATTGCACCACTGGCAACTGCTAAAGAAAATCCGTCTGCATCAAATAATGCGTATCCAGTGATGCTTGCATTGCTAGTTCTAATTCTTGTGTAATCTACTGTAAGGTCACCAGTAGAATTTATATTACCAATACCATATATTTCTATTAGTGCATCAGCAGTTAGTGTAGCGTTAGCAGATATTTGTGGATATGAGAAAGCTGTCTTGTCTGCACTAGATACTACTGTAGCGTTAGCAGTAACACTAGCACTAGCAACTAATATTGCACCTCCAACTAATGTTGAAAATGCAGATTGTGAAAATGAACTAAATCCAAACATTATTCAGCTACAGGATCAGTTTCAGGAGTTACTTTTGGAGCAGGTTTTGGTATAGTTAAATTTGTTCCATCCCAATTTTGTCCTATTCTTGGTATACCACTTATTGAAATCCAATCTGTTCCATCCCATTCCCAGTCTAATGCTGATGTTGTAGATTCGTCTAATACTGTATAACCTTCAATATTTATTTCAGATACAGGTCTTTCATCTACAGAAATATTTTCTAATTTATTTGTTGTATTGT